AAACGTGAAGTGACAAATAATAATCTTTTTGTTGGAAGTACTACAGATTTACAAAGATTATTAATAAAAGCAAATAATGATGCAAAGGATGTAATAATAGATGACGAAGGCAACAACTGAGCAAGGATATCTAGGGAATCCTAATGTAAAAAGAGATGGAGTAGAATCTTCATTTTCAAAGCATGAGGTTCTAGAGTATAAAAAGTGCATGAGTGATCCTGCATACTTTGCTCGTACGTATGTAAAAGTTATTTCACTTGATAAAGGTTTAGTTCCATTTGATTTATGGCCATATCAAGAAGAAATGTTTCACCATTTCAATGAAAACAGATTTAATATTGTTTTAGCATGTCGACAAAGTGGTAAATCAATATCATCAGTTGTATTTTTATTATGGTATGCATGCTTTCACCCAGAAAAAACTATTGCGATTTTAGCTAACAAAGGTGCAGTTGCTAGAGAAATGTTAGGTAGAATTACACTAGCATTAGAAAACTTACCATTCTTTTTGCAGCCAGGTTGTAAAGCATTAAATAAAGGTTCTATAGAATTTAGCAATAACTCAAAAATTATTGCTGCAGCTACCTCAGGTAGTTCTATCAGGGGTTTATCAATTAACTTATTATTTCTTGATGAGTTTGCATTTATTGATAATGATGCTCAGTTTTACACATCAACGTATCCAGTTGTTTCATCTGGTAAAGATACAAAAATTATTATTGCTTCTACAGCAAATGGTGTAGGTAATATATATCACAAACTATGGGAAGGAGCTACAACAAATACAAATGAATTTAAACCGTTTAGAGTAGATTGGTGGGACGTCCCAGGGCGTGATGATAAATGGAAAGAAGAAACAATTGCCAATACATCAGAGTTACAGTTTGATCAAGAATTTGGTAATAATTTCCATGGTAGAGGTAATACATTAATTGAGGCAAATGATTTATTAGCACAAAAGGCCATTGATCCAATACGATGGTCAGAAAATTTATTTCAATATGAGGACCCAAAAGAAGGACATCACTATGTTATGACTGTCGATGTATCTAAGGGCCGTGGACAAGATTATAGTACATTTAATATTATTGATACATCAGTAAATCCATTTAAACAAGTATGCGTATTTAGAGATAATAATATATCACCATTATTATTTCCTGATATTATATACAAATATGCTAGAATGTACAATGACGCATATACAATTGTTGAAAGTAATGATCAAGGAGCAATAGTTTGTAATGGATTATATTACGATTTAGAATATGAAAATATGTTTGTAGAGTCACAAATTAAAGCTAATGCGATTGGTGCTACTATGACTAAACGTGTTAAAAGAATTGGTTGTTCTACATTTAAAGATTTAATTGCTTCAAAGAAATTGCATATTGTTGACGCTGAAACTATCACAGAGATGTGTACATTTGTTGCTAGAGGTGCTTCATTTGAGGCAGTTGCGCCTAATCATGATGACTTAGTTATGAATTTAGTATTATTTGGTTGGTTTACTACAACTGATATATTTGCAGGATTAACTAATATCGATATGAAGCAATTAATGTATAAGGAACAATTAAAGGCAATTCAAGACGATATGCTACCATTTGGTATTATAGAAGATGGTAGAAATAGAAAAGAAGGAGTTGGTGATGGTGAAGGTAATGTATGGTTCGAGGTAGATCATCTCTAGAAATTATTATTTATATAAATAATACTATTGAATATAACCGTATTATGAAAACATATTAACTAACTCAAATTGAGAGGACAAAAAAATGGCATTTCAAGTATCACCAGGCGTTCAAGTCAAAGAAATTGACGCAACGAACGTGGTACCTGCAGTTTCTACCAGTATTGGTGGATTCGTAGGTGCTTTTAATTGGGGTCCGGTCGAAGAAGTTACTACGGTTAGTTCAGAAAACGAATTAGCTAGTATCTTTGGAGCTCCAGACTCAGTTACGGCGAAACACTTCTTAACTGCTGCTTCATTCTTAAAGTATGGAAACGCACTTAAGGTAGTACGTGCTGAAAAGTCTGACATGAAAAATGCAACAGACGGTACAGCGCTTTTAATTAAAAACGAAGACCATTATGATTCCCTTAGCTCATTGAGTGGAACTTTTGTAGCAAAATATCCAGGCGTATTAGGTAACAGCCTAAGAGTAGATATTTGCTCAAATAGTACATCGTTTGCAGCATGGACTGATAGCACAACTGGAATTAATCCTAAGGACAGTTTTGACTCAGCTCCAGGAACATCTGACAGCGCAGCCGCTGTTGGTGCAACAAATGATGAAATCCACGTAGCAGTGATTGATGAAGATGGATTGTGGAGTGGAACTAAAGGAACAGTTCTAGAAGTATTCCAATTCTTATCTTTATCACCACAAGGTAAAAAATCAGATGGCACAACTAATTACTATAAAGATGTAATTAATAATCAATCCGAATATGTATGGTGGAGTGGACACAACTCAGCATTTAATGCTGGTACAGATCCAGTAACTTCAGCAGCAGGTGGGAATTTTGTAGCTTCACAAGCTTTTGCAGATTCTGATACAATCGTATCAGCTGTATTAGCTGGCGGTGTAAGTGATAACGCTCCTGCACATGGTGATATTACATCATCATTTGACTTACTAGCGGATGCAGAAACAGTCGACGTAAACCTATTATTTGCATATCCAGATGCAAATGGAGAAAAGCATATTGCAGACAAATTAATCACAATTTGTAATGCAAGAAAAGATTGTATGGCTTTTGTCTCACCTCCAATTGCAGATTCAGCTGCAGGCGGTTCAGTAGCAGATGTTATTGAATGGGCAAATACTTTACCATCAACTTCTTATGCTTCAACTGATTCATCAGCTGTATACGTATACGATAAGTATAACGATACAAATGTATGGATTGGAGCTTCAGGATTGTTAGCAGGTTTATGCGCAAATACAGATAGTGTTGCAGATGCATGGTTCAGCCCAGCAGGTGTAACAAGAGGACAGCTTCTAGGTGTAGTAAAATTAGCACTTAATCCAAAGAAAGCAGATAGAGATTCACTTTACAAAGCAAGAGTTAATCCTTTAGTATCTTTCCCAGGACAAGGTACAATGTTATTTGGAGATAAGACTTTACTATCCAAACCAAGCGCGTTCGATAGAATCAATGTTAGAAGATTATTTATTGTTATTGAGAAGGCAATTAGCACAGCTGCTAAAGGTCAACTCTTTGAATTCAATGATGAATTTACAAGAGCTCAATTTAGAAATCTTTTAGAACCATTCTTAAGAGACGTAAAAGGTAGAAGAGGTGTTACTGACTTTAAAGTTATTTGTGACGAAACAAATAACACTGGTCAGGTAATTGACGCTAATAGATTTGTAGCTGATATCTTTATCAAGCCATCAAGATCTATTAACTTCATTTCATTAAACTTTATAGCAACAAGAACCGGTGTCGATTTCACAGAAATCGCTGGCGTATAATAGGAGATTAAAATGGCAATTTTAGGCGTAGATGATTTTAAATCAAAACTCGTAGGAGGTGGCGCACGTTCCAACATGTTCAAAGTAACATGTAATTTCCCTTCATATGCTCAAGGTGACGTTGAACTATCTTCATTCATGATCAAAGGAGCTCAGTTTCCTTCATCAGTTGTAGCACCTGTACCTGTATTATTCAGGGGCAGACAGTTACAATTAGCTGGTGATAGAACATTTGAGCCAGTATCATTAACAGTAATTAATGATGTAGGTTTTGAAGTAAGAAACTCTTTTGAAAGATGGATGAATGGTATCAATGAGCACAATAATAATAGCGGCTTAAGTAATCCAACAGATTATCAAGCTGATATGCTTATTGAACAGCTGAATAAAGCTGGTGAAGTTACTAAGACATATGATCTTAGAGGCGTGTTCCCAACTAACTTATCAACTATTGAACTTTCATATGATAATGAAAATCAGATTGAAGAATTCACAGTTGAAATGCAAGTACAATATTGGGAATCAAATACCACTTCTTAAAGGTATATAAATAATATTAGAGGAGGGGAGTTATCCCCTCCAATAATATTGAGGAAT